CTCCTCGTCGATGGGGGTGTCATTGGATCCGTCATGATCCAGGTCGTAGGCCATGAACCAGGGCTCCTGCTCGTTGGCGATGGCATCCAGGACGATGCCCTGAACGATCACGAAATTTCCGTTGCTCAGCATCAGATAATGGGTGAAGGAATTGGCGGCGCTGTTGGAGCCCTCGTTGACCACATACCACATGCCGTCCTCTTCCACATACTGCAGGACATAGCGGTTCCTGTGGCCGCCCTGGGCCAGCATCACGGGCTCGCCGTCTACCAGGGTCCAGATCTCAAAGACAGCGGGGTCCTGCTCGGCGTTCAGGATGGCGCCGATGACCAGCTCCCAATAGCCGTCATTGTCCAGGTCCACGAAGCCGAAGCCCACGTTTTCCAGAGGATCGCCCTCATAGTAGTAATGGGGCAGGGCGCTCATTTCGTTTTCGTAATACATTCCCTCGTCCCATTTTTCGGAAAGGGCGGTATGGTACCGGGCGATCTGCTCATGGTAGAGCACATCGATATAGTGGGTGGCGGCGTCTCCTTCGTAGACGGTATCGTCCTCCTCTTCGCCGGAGGTGCTTTCGGTGGTATCGGCGGTGGGCTCGGAGGAGGTGGTGGAGGGCTCAGTAGCCTCGGTGGCCTCAGTAGCCTCGGTGGTATGGTCGTCAGTGGAGGCCTCGGTCTTGTTGCCGCAGGCAGCGAGCATCGCCACGGCCAGCAGGGCCGCGATAAGGCAAAGCATGATCTTTTTCATATTTTTCTCCTTATGATATCAGCGGATATCAGCGGTCGCGCTTTTGGGAAAGCCCGGATCCGGTCCAAAGCGCAGAATGATCATAGCACAGGTATGTACGGAATTCAATAGCGGAATGGATGCCTGATGCCGCCCTATGTCGCTGTCCCCTGGATGGATCTGTAGAGCTGCTCCATGCGGTGATCCAGGAGGGCTGCCTGCTCCGCGCAGTCCCGCAGCTCCTTGGCGTCGGCCTGGGTCATGGTGACCTCTTTCTTGTACCGGATCTGATGCTCCAGGCTGGCCCACCAGTCCATGGCGATGGTGCGGGTATCGTCGAGCCGGGATCAAGCAGATGTCCACCGGACATCTGCAATTGATGGGTTCGAATCCGACGCAAAAGCAAAAAGAAGATGCCCCCGAATAGGGGCATCTTCTTTTTGGGAATAGACCGTAACTTTGATAGAAGGTCTATTCTGGGGTGCATCCCGCCTTTTGGGTGGGGTGCATTCTGTGTTTTTGGGGTGCAAATGGGGTGCATTTTAGTCGTTAGGATTGTCCTCCTGGTCGTCGTAATCATCGCTGACCATAATAACTTCCGGTGTCCGTTCCACTGAAGGCACCAACATTTTTATTAGCATAAAGACTTCACGGAATTCGTCACCAGTACACCAGTAAGTTTTTCTTTTTTTGCTTTTGTCTTCATAGGTAACAGTAAAGTCGATCATTCCCACATCACAGCAATGGGCTTCGATTTTTGGTTCAAGTACGGATGGCATAAATCCCGCAATTCTGGAAAACAGCATACCAAACTCATGTGATGTGGTTTTGTATGACCACTTGCGTACAGGGTTTTCTTCTGAAACGCACAAGGGCCTGTATTCGTAAGCAATCGAGGTGGCTGTCATCGTCAGCTTATCTTCGTATGCCTCTTCGTACGGGCCATAGCCAGAGCAGCCCTTAATTACAATTTTTGCGATTACGCTCATGACAGTCTCCCCCTTTAAGCAACATTATTTACTAGCCTGCTTCATCACACTCAGCCACTTCTTCGCAGCACTTCTGCGTGTGCGTTTCGTACGCCCCAGAACAATGAAGGGCGAGTTCACGAGTGCGTCGATTACTTTCTTATTGAAGGTGTTTTTTCTTCTAGCCATAGCAGTTACCCCAATCGATCTGGAAGGAAACGAGATAAAAAGCTGTTCATTACTTCACCAATGTGGATGAACTCGTTACCTAGGCCGCGATCCATGGTTTGGATGCGACTATACCTGTGGTGTATGGTTAATTCCTCGCTGGAATCGTCGCAATAGGCATCCAACCTGTCCGCTTCTTCTATGCAACCGATAAGCTGTTCACAAAGGGCAGCATATGCCTGATGGGTACATTCAGCTTTCTTAACAGTGTGGGCCTTTCGGCTCCCTGATGCATACTCTTTTACGACAATCTGGCCATCGTCAGTAATTGTGGTGACCTGTTTTGCACCGGGCCTCATTTGTTCAATATCAAAGAAGTCTCTTCTGTACACCAGTTTCTCGATTGTACCAGGCATATTTCACCTCTTCCTTTTCGGCATAAACGGTTCGATCAGATCCAACTCGGTATCTCTTGTAATTACAACCGTATGCTCCTTCACATACCCTGGGTTGTCTCTCAGCTCGTGGAGTTCCTTGATCACAGCATCCTCACGCGCAAGTCCCGGGAAACTCACAAAGCTCAATTGTGCTTGTTTCAAAAGCCCTGCTTCATCATAAGACCCAATTGAATCTTGATTCAAGTAGCAGATAATCCCCTCATAACCCCTACGAATTTTCACCCAGAATACTCTTCTACGTCTGCGCCAAATTGTCTGATACAGTCTGTCGAAGGAATAGTCCTCTATGCCTAACTGCGTATTGATTGCTGCACTGCTGTCCAGCAACTTGAAGCCGCCCAGCAAGTAGTATAGCAGGACATGGGTATTATTACGGATTCTCTTTACCGTGTCATATTCCATAAAGCTAATATTATCCTTATGGAAATGGGAGTTTCTACAGCTACTACGATAATCATCCAAACACGCAAAAATGAACTCTTTTCCGTTTTCGGACACATTCCACATTTTCTCAAAGTATCTCAAGAACAGTGCCAGGCCACCAAACTCCAACGCATTTGTTCCAATTTTGATATCGTGATAGAACTCTTCCTGTTTGCGTTGCCGGTTTGGATCATAAGGGTCAATTCTAAACTGAGGAAGGTTCGTATCAAATTGATTCTGCTTGCTCCATCGACAGACATCCCAGTATTTCATTCTTTGTCTGCCATCAAACGCACTCACATACAGCAAATACATCAACTGTTCCACAGATTTCAAATACCCTACCACCACAGCAGTATAGTCAATCCCCAGCCCGCTACTGATTGATCTGAAAAGGTACTCTGATGTTATGAAGCTTTTGGCAAAATCTGAATGTCCAATTATTGCATATCTGCGTTCTTCCTTAAAGAACGCATCGTTAATTTTTTGGATATCCGATACCGATAGAGCCACCGACACCGGAGAATTGCCATTTTTAAACTGATACAAAAGGGCTGCCACTCCCACATCTGAAAAGGCCGTCATCGTTGCTTCCTTAAAAGTCAGCATATTGTTGGGCAACAGTTGCGGAACTGCCTTTAATGCAATTATCCTTTGGGCCTCACTGATCGCACTTTTTGCAGTTGAAGTAAAAATCTCCAGTTCATTCTCGGAAAAGATTTCCTTAAAAAATGCAGCGATGGATACATCCCTAGAAAAGCTCTTCATTCCTACAGGTAACTGATGGATCGAAGCAAGATCTTCGTCCGGGATACCGGACCAATCAATTGACCACACCTCGTCCACAGGACTCAATTTATCGAACCCAGGTATAGGTGCGTGGTTAAGCCTGTAAGCCGAATCTCGCTCCATTACAACACTTTCGGAAAGGCTATATGAATTACGGGTGTATCTGCACCCAATTCGTTTTCCCTGATGAACAAAGATAAACTCTAAATACGCATCATTTTCGTATTCTCGGTTGGGGAGGTAGAATTTATCACTAAAAGTATCCCCATACCGCCAATCATTATCAATTCCATAGTGATCCAGCAGTCTCTTAAGCATTGGGTTTAACAAGAACACTCTAGTGCAGCCTTCTAGGTAATTCTCCTCAGCAACAACATATTCGTTATCCTTATTATTCATCAAAATAGGAAAGCCCTTGCAATGATAATAACGCTCTCGACTGTCAGGCTCTGCTTTCGGACTGAAATAGTCATGGTTTGCCAACGAGGAAATATTAAGCAAATAATCTCGTACAACCGCATCGAACGCAAGCCGTACTGCATTAGCATCGTTATTCATCGCAGTTCCCCCTCATCCAGTAGCACAATCGTTCATTTTTACTAATCTAATCATAACATAGAATGCAATTATTGAAAAGTATAGGTTTGCTTTTCTACATAATTGAAATTCTGAGGGAAATATGATATATTAAGCAGGACGTCCGGCAACATAGTCTACCATTTTTTATTTCTTGGGTTTTCCCAGAAAGGAGGTAGTGCTATGAACTGTACAGTTACCATCGACTGGAAGTTCGTCGTTGCCCTTGGCGTGCCTATTGCGGCCACCATCTTCGCACTGAAGATGACCCCCGCACAGGCTACTCTGGTATCGGTCCATGCGATCGATGTCTGCAAGGAATACGCAGAGGCCCTTCCCGGCGACTGCTGATTCCCCGCCAAACGTCAGGGCATACAATCTTCGGATTGTATGCCTTTTTTATTATGTGCGTCTGGTACAAATTCCATGACATCTCCGATATTGCAATTCAATGCAATACAGATTTTCATTAATACCTCTGTCGTCACATGGCCACCTTTACCCATTTTAGTACAGGAGGCAGGGCTGATCCCTGCCTTCGCACACATATCCTTTTTCTTTATTCCACGGTCAATCAGTAGCTTCCACAAAGGATTGTAGCTCACTTTCATTATTCCACCCCCATAGTCACTTGGATTCTGTTTCAGGGATTAAATCCATAATATCGCCAATATTTGCATTTAGAGTCGAGCAAATCTTGATTAGCACACACATAGCCACTTCTTGGTTTCGCCGTAGCTTTGTCATGGTATTAGGAGCAATACCCGCTTTCTGCCTCAACTCCGCTTGGGACATATCGTAGTCAATCAGTAATTTCCACAGTTTCTTATAAGAAATAATCATAGGTCAATCAGGATCGTCCACAGGGATTGATAACTTGCTTTCATTTATTCCGCATCCGATACATCGAAAAAAGGTCTGTCCTTGGAAACCTCCAATGCATAGTCGTCCGGATAGGTCTGCTTAAACCAGAGTCGCTTATCTTCAATCTGTTCTTTAATTTCGGATATGTCATACCCGGAATATTTCTCCGCTGCACAAAGGAAGCTTATAATCGCACTTCCATAAATGTATTCGTCAAAGCCAGTATATTTGTACCAGCTTGCCTGTCGATCCGGATTAGGTACAATCGGGGCATCGTAAGAAATATACAAGAAGTCGTCCTTAAACATATGGTTCGAGAATTTGTTAGGCTCGTATACCAGGCTCTTGACGCCTTTGGCTGACAAATATCCCCAGTGCTTGTAAAACCGGCCAAAGACATACCAATCGGGAAGATCATCAATTTTTATCTTTGTGGGATATATTCCTCCTGAAAATAAGGTATCATCTTTCCCATAGAGGTTTGTATACTGCCCGGATCGCCACTTGGTTTTGGATACCGTGTAAAGTCTGGCAAATTTTCTAGACATAACAATCGCCCCCTTATTTGAGATCTACGAATGTCTCATACAATAAGGAGTGATTTCCGATATCCGCACGGTCATGGTAGTGACCAAGATACCAGTGTTTGTACTGGGTCTTTTGGCGCACCTCTTCCAAGAAATCGGTAAGACGGTCATGGCCATAGAATTTCTTGCTGTAAATATCGATCACACTATTGGGTCCGCAGTGTGTAATAATATAATCCACTGTCCAGTTATTGGCCTCCAGATTCCGGATCGCCTCATCGTATTCTTCATCGGAAGGCATTTCCTCTTTCCACCAGGTAAGGTGGTTAATCCGGAAAAGCGCACGATTTCTCCGCAGGAACCAATACTTCATTTCAAACTCTGGATCGTCCAGTTCCAGAATGCCTCCAGAAATATCATGGCTGGCTGCGCCACCCATAGTAAAGAATGTTTTCCCATCAATGTTAAAGACTTGCCCTCGCATCAAATGAATGACATTGGGGCGGATAAACTGTACCTTGCCACCATTCCATTCTTCTACTGGATACTTGGCTAGTGCTTCAAAGTTCTCATGATTTCCGGACACAAACAGAACTGTAAACAGCAGATCCTCCAGTGGGTCCACTCTTTCGTTGTCGCGTTCATCGCCGAGCCAGACACCACCGAAGTCGCCACAAATAATCACAAAGTCATCACGGCTCAAAACGCCGGGGGCCTCTAATTCTGTATAGAAAAATCTACTGAAATCGCCATGAGTGTCGCCAGTTATAAAAATCATGTTACTATCACCTCGATTGTCTGGTGCCATAGTTGGGTCGTACAGGCTTACCGTGGGCAATAATCTCATCCAGGGTCACCGGTTCATAGTTCCAATACATACAACCTACATTGTAGATCTCATTCCGGATGCCTTCCGCGTTCAGCTTTGCGGCAAAGTCCACCTCAAAGTCAGCCTCGTCCGTAAAGTGAGAATGACCATGCAGATGAATGCCTTGGTAAAAGTGACCGTTGTACATCGGAATAAAGTAATGTGACAAGATGCAACGTTTCTTGGTGCCATCCTCCAGGGTTACACAAATATCATCATAGTCTTTCACACCAGCCAGTGCTGCCTTCGCCTTTGCGTTATGGAGGAAACGGTCATGGTTGCCCTTAATCAGAAGAATCTGGCCGTTGAGACTCTTGATAAGGCTGGGGGCATCTTCGTTTCGGGTTTTCCAGATAAAATCTCCAAGTACATATACAAGATCTCCCTTTCCAACCTTTGCATTCCATCTGCGGATCAGCTCGGCATCCATTTCCTCCACGGTCGCAAAAGGACGTCCATCAAATCGAAGGACATTCTCATGACCAAAATGCAAATCGCTGGTAAAAAAGACCTTTCCCATCAGTTCTGTTCCTCCGGCTTCAAGGGAAATACAATTGCTGCCTGTCCGTTCATGTACGTCCCTATGAAAGCATAGGTCTTTGTTTTATCCAGATTATTTCGTTCCAAAACCTCATGGACAAATGCCTTGCTGAAGATACGCATACCCAGATGATGGGCATTATTCTGATCCGGTACTTTGAAGGACATTACTTCTTTTTCGTTACAGGGAGCGAACACCAATTCATCGTAGTTTTCGCTGATCAGCAACTTGATGTATGCCGGTGTACCGAGTCCTCGAACTAACTCCCGGCCCAGACCAATACAATCACTCTTTCCTCGCAGGGTCATGCGAAATACCTGCTGTTTCTCTGCTGCGGGATGTTCTGTCGTTTGATTACTCATATTATCCTCCCATACCCGTTACCAACGGCTGGATGATTGCCGTAGTACCGCTTGCTGCCATAATACCGCCTTCCGGGGCATCCCCATAAGTTTTCCCCGTGTACTCATCCAGCGGTTCGAACATACTCATTTGCTGGGCCATAGCATAATCGTTGTAAGAGCGGCCGATCCGATCCTTATACATATCGGGATAATAACTGACGTGTCTCTTTTTTACTGCTCCGGTTTTCTTATCCACATATTCTTCGGGCAGACCGGTGAACATGATCGCTTCTTCCAGATCAAACAGCAGAACCAGGCCGCGATCTGAGTTTGCAATACGGCCCAGGATTTTATATCGGCAGTTTCTATCCCACTCCATCATACGGTAGAGCTTCTCACAAACCTCCACAGAGGAAATGGTCTTACTCTCCCAAGTCTCATTCTTTTTCCGTCTGGCCCATTCTACCGATGCGCCTTCTTCTTCGGTGCAGCAGATCACAGCCAGACGTTTCTTACTGGGGTTAATTGGTGTCAGAATGTACCGAACACCTTCAAAGAGGCGAATGCACGCTTTGTTGAAGGTCATTTTTCCATACTTAATGCTAACTGCCGGCTTGTTGAGCATAGAGAACTGCGTCCGGGGAGGAATTTCATAACCATCAAATTGCTCATACTCCAGTTCACTCTGCTGCTCCATTCTGGCCTGAACCAGTTCCCGGATCAGCTGAGCTTCTTTCGCTGAATAGCCCTGTTTTATACCTTCTGTTTTTCCTGCGAGTTGGGTCGTGTCGTCATGCATATTGGTTTCCTCCTTTTATTTACATACACATAAGCAAATCGTCCAACTCCTCAGCCATCTCTGCCCGTGTGGGAAGCTGCCCAATGAGGGGGTTGTCCACGATTTGAATCTGTCTTTGAATATCCGCAATGGTAATACTTGCTGACATCTGGTCTCTCCGCTTTCGAAGTGCAAGGCTGACACCGAAGGAATTGTCCACGTGTTGCAGTCGACCGGCAAAAGAATCCGCAGGGGCGGCTTCAGCAACCTTATGTACAATGTACTGTACGGGTCCGCTTTCCGCTGTCAAGCCAAGCAGTTCCTTCGTTTTCTTGTCCAGCTTGATCTGCGGCTCATCCAAGGAGGCCATCAGGATCGTAACACCATCCCGTTCCCGAGGAACGAGCCGGAATTTAAAGTTGAGGTCAGTTCGCCAGCGCATATTCTCATAAATTGCTTCCGCAAACGCTCTGGAGGTAAAGGCGTGGGTCATATTGCCTTCCTCGTCTTCCCAGCGCACGGCATTGGCATGATCCTCGTCGCAGGGGCGGATGACAATGGTCTGCATAACCGGGTGATAGAGGATTTCAATATGACTGCAATTATTCATCCTGGTGTGTGCAGCCTTATTGAACCGGACACCCTTGGGAGTAATCACAACGGACGGCATGGATCGGTTCAGGAAAGAGACTCCAAAGGGAACTTGGTACCCCGTAAAGGTCATTGATAGCACATTGCTGTGTTCCTGGCCGGTAAGGATTCTGGCCTCATGCTCCATTTCATGCAGTTCATCATCGTCGTACACGCTACGGCAAATCTTATGGAAGGTATCGTTGTCCACACCGTTCCAGCCCAGTGATATGCTGACAAAGCCTTTTAATGTTCCTTCCGTAATCACACCAAGGTTGCTGATGCCTGGGGTTGGGTTATTACTGACCGCCACAAGACGCACCGCTTTGGCTATGTCGCGAGAAACAATTCCCTTGTGATAACCCGGTACAAATGCCCAGTCTCGTTCGCCCTCGTTTTTCTTGGTCTTGCCTTTCTTATAATTGATAACGATAGTCTTCCGGGCATTCAGATCGCCCCAACGGCGCTCGTTCAGCATGATCGACCGCACCATTTGTGGAGTCCAGTCCGTCCTGCCTTTCAAGGTCGGTCTTTCCTTGTCTGTAAGGATTTCGGCAATCTCCGCATAGGTATATCCCAGAACATAAGCAAGGAAAATAAACCGCACGGTGATGGCTTCGTCTTCCTGGATAATCAGATCACCGTCAATCGTATGCCGATACCCCAGCAGATCCGCTACCGGATACTGGCCGGTACAAATTCGCTGGTCATAGGAAAGGATCATGCGGCGACTTTTGTTTGCGGATTCCCAGTCAGCCAGCATCGCATAGATCTCCAGCTGCTGGTCACTGTTGGGGTCCAATGTGTAAATATTCTCAGTCTCAAAATAAACACCCACGGGATGTGAGGGAGACGAGGAACGCAGAACATCAATATATTCCAGGCACTCCTGTAGGTTACGGGAAAAACGAGAAATACTGGCACACAGAATCAGGTCCATGTCCTTAGCCTTGGCATCCCGGATCATCTCCTGGAATGCTTTTCTTTTTCTGACCGATGTTCCGGAAAAACCCTCGTCGCTGTAGATACGACCCATATCCCAGTCCGGCTCATCGTCGATCCGTTTGGTATAATATTTCTGCTGGTTCTCTATGGAAGAGATCTGGTTCTTGCTCTTGGTACTGACACGAGCATAGACCGCAACTCGGCGTCTGGAACCGTCATCGATTTTGGGTGGTTCTTTTGCCTTGTGGAACACCGCATTGGGATGAGCCTGAGAAGAACGCACTCTCTGCCGGACACTCTGTTTATATTCAAAAACATCTGCATCCTGCGGACGCCAGGCACGAGCCGGTTGTACTACAACCTCTCCCTTCACCGCATCCACAGGCTGTGACGCATCGCCGGGAATGTCCACATATCCCTTGGTTTCGTTGTCCATGTTCTTTCTCTCGCTTTCCCTTAGATTACTGATTGTCGTTTGATTCCATTTTGAGGAGCAACTGCTCCAACCAATTGGCATACTCCCCCTGCGTCATGGATACAAACTTATTCGCCATTCCATACAGGGCTTCCCGCTGGTCCTCATCATTGGTTATAGTGTTGATCCGATATTTTTCTTCTTCTGTAACAATGTGGATCGGAGGGTCTAGGTCAAAAAGGAACTTAACCAAATAACAGAAGTCAGCGGCATTGGCTGCCAGATATGCTTTGGTCTGGGTGGCAATCACATCAATCTTGCCTTCCATGCAATCGTGAAGCAGATGCACCATCTCAGGGCGATTAGGGATGTCCTTTTGTCCGGTTATGTCAATATAGACTGCCACCAATTCGTACACTTCGGAATCTTTGAACTTTTCCGTATAATACTCCAGTTGGTGGGTCACAGCCTTTTCTCGGCTACGCTCCCACAACTTTGCCAGTTTTACATATGCCGCTACCCGTTTCTTTTCGCTCAATTCCATCACCAGTCTAATTATTTTTTCGTGTGTCATCCGAGAAAAGCATGGCCACATCTTCCGGAAGGTGCCAGTACCAAATATCCCGGACTTTATATGAGGAAATACACAGTTCCTTTTTTGCGGTATAAATCGTCCGCTTGGACATTCCCTGGTTCAGCAGTTCCTCGATGATGTCTGCACTGGGCAAATCACGACGGGTCAGCATTCCCGCCAGCATCCTGCAAGCTATTGTTTTCTTGCTTTCTACCTCGCAGAACTCCGTAGATTCTTCCACATCCACATAATCACATGGTCCGATCCAGCGGAAACCTGTTTTCTTATTAAATGTAAAAGAAATAGCCGGCCCCTCCGGAGCGAGGCTGGATTTAACCGGGAACATATACCGGATTTCCGCATTAGTCTCGTCTCTTGCTATCATAAGAACGCTCCGGGCTATGGCAGCAATATCAATACTTCCAAGGCCACGGTACAGATTTTTTCCACCTGTGGATTTATTCATATGGCCGATCAGAACCACGGCACAATTGTATTTGGAAGCGATACTCGCCAATTTTCCCAGAACCAACCGCATCCTGCCGGCGCTGTGCATATCACCATCCTGCACCAAAAAGGATTGAAGCGGATCGAGAATCAGAAGCCTAGCCGCTGTCTGTCGTATGGTTTCTTCGATACGATTGTCATCCAGAGTAAGCTCACCGTAGTCATCAATAATATAGGCAACTCTGTCACAGTCCGCTCCGGCCGCAATCAGCCTGGGTTTTATGGTATCCGACACATTGTCCTCTGCGCACTGATACACCACAGTGTAAGGTTGATTGATTTTATATCCGTCTGGCATATCCCTTCCCTGTGTGAGAAGCGCCGCAATATTTATCATGAAAGTGGATTTACCTTCTCCCGGATCGCCCTGCAGAAGCGTCAGTTTGCCGCAAGGTATGTACGGATACCACAGCCAGTCAACGGGCTGTGCTTGTACGGTGGAAAAGAACTCGTATATCCCTTTGTTCAGCTCTCCCATTATATTCGCCCCTATAGTCAAATTTTTAATGGCCTGAGTTGAATTTCTTTAACTACTGTGTTATTATTAAAAAGTCTAACCATTTTGGGCATAGCAAAGCTTGCCTGTACCAGCAGTCAGACATTTCATAGTCAAATTTTTTTAACTCTCGGCTTCATTATAGTCAATCTATTTTTACTTGTCAAGCAACACGAGTAAAATAATTTTGACTGACCGCAGGGTTGGAAAGGATCGTTATGAGCTTTTACGAACGTTATTCCTTGTGCTGCCAGAACAAGGGCATCGCTCCGGTAAGCCAAGTTGCTGCCGATGCGATGGGAGTTACCAAAGCAACCATCTCTGCTTTTGCCAAAAACGGAACAACCCCCAAGGGCGACACCGTTGCTCGTGCCGCCCAGATGTTGGATGTCTCCGCTGATTACCTCCTGGGCCTCATCGACGATCCTCATGCAGTCGAGGTCAACAAGGATTTGTCCGCCACCGAAGAACACGCCATTGCGTTAATTCGGGAGTTGAATGTGGAAGGAGCCGAGGCAGCCCTTGCCATGCTTGCGGGACTTGCCGCCCAGGACATATATAAAAAGAGTCCTACGATTTCTGACATTAAAAAGGAAGCATAATGCCCTTTAGGCTTTTATTTTTTTACGAATCAAGGTTGCAAACGGTGTTTTCTCTGTTTGCAACCTTGTTTTTGCTTTATCCAAAAAGTGCCTGCTTTCAATGGTTTTCCGGTCTGGGAACATTCCCCGAAAGAATGCAACCCGTTTTCCGTCAATTGCAATGTAGATCTTGCAACCTTCGGCTCAGGTAGTGATTTCTCTTCCGTCCTTAAACCGGAAAGCAACTCGGCCATCGTGGAATACCGTCACCTGCTCGACCACTTCTACCCAAACTCTGGGATCGAACTGTGCCAATTCTCCGTTCTGGGATATGATCGTCCGCAAATAGGACTGGATTTCCTTGGCTCTTGCTTCCCGTTCCATACGTTTCTGCTCCAGGATGGCAATCTGTTCTCCAATTTCCTCATAGCGGTCTACCAAGGAAGTGTACCGTTCATAGTAGTCCGCCTGCCTTCTGGCCGTGGAGGCATTTTCCGTCACTAGTTTTCTGGTAAGCCCTGCCACAACTTCCTGTTCGCTTCGCAACGTCTCCAACTCCGCATCGAGCGACGTGTTATCGGTCAAGAACCGCAGCATTGCTTCGCAGTCCTTCAGAAGGCTTTCCCGATCAACCAGAAGCGCGTTGTACGCTTGCAGGAACCGTTCGTAAACATCTTGCTCCTCCAAGTGTGGTGTCTGGCACTTTTCTCCTTTGAATTTGTTGTTGCACTGCCAGATCACACGGCGATACTTGCTGTTAGAGTTCCACACCTTGGCACCATAGAAGGCTCCGCAATCACCACACACGATCCTACTCGACAAGAATTTCGTGCCGTTATAACGATGCCCAGCTTTTTTTCGACGCTCAATTTCAGCCTGCACCTTATCAAAGTACTCCGGATCAATAATGGCCGGGTGGCTTCCGCGTACATAGTATTGGGGAACTTCACCCTCGTTGACCTTTTTGGTTTTCTGCAAATAGTCAATCGTGATCTCTTTTTGAAGGAGCGCATCGCCCTTGTACTTCTCATTGGAAAGGATACTCTTAATGGTTGTGTCCTGCCAGACTGCCTTACCCCCCGGAGTTGGGATGCCTTCGGAGGTGAGTCGCCTTGCGATGGCACCGGGTGTAAGGCCCATCATAAAGAGGTCAAAAATGTAGACCACAATTTTTGCTTGCTCCGGTACGATTTGCGGTAATCCATCCGGGCCTTTCTCGTATCCCAGAAACCGCTTGTACGGAAGCGATACCTTACCATCTGCAAATTGCTTTCTTCTGCCCCAGGTAACATTCTCCGAAATGCTTCGGCTCTCTTCCTGGGCAAGGCTGGACATGATGGTGATCAGAAGCTCACCCTTGGAGTCCAGGGTGTAGATGTTCTCCTTCTCAAAGAACACCTCCACACCTCGCTCCTTGAGCTTTCGTACTGTTGTAAGGCTGTCCACAGTGTTTCTTGCAAAGCGGCTCACAGACTTGGTCACGATCAGATCGATATGGCCGGCAAGTGCGTCAGCAATCATCTGGTTAAAACCGTCGCGCTTTTTCGTATTTGTACCGGAAATACCCTCGTCGGTATAGACATCCACAAAGGTCCAGTTTGGGTTTCGCTGGATGTACTTGGTGTAATAGTCGACCTGGGCCTCATAACTGGTGAACTGCTCGTCACTGTCCGTCGAAACACGGGCATAACCCGCCACCCTTCTTTTGGTTGTGGAATCCTTCGGCGCTCGTGTGTGAAGGTTCCTGGTAGCCGGAATCATCGTTACATTCTTCGCTGCCATTACTTACCCTCCTGATGTCTTTTTCTGGTCTTAGCCCCCGCTGCGGCTCTTTTTTCCGGAGTCCAACTTTCTGACCGGGATCGATCTTTCCATTGCTTTGTGACCGCCGTACCGCCTCGTAGCGTGAAAACCAGTTGGTTTCCGGTCTCTACCTTGATGCTGACCACATCCTCCGCAAAGAGTCCGGGATCAAACTCCTCGATTCCCAGGACCTCATTGGTCATCTTGATCAGCGTCTCCTCCGGAATCGCCTTGGAATCGCATACCGCCTTTCCCATGGAGTTGTAGGTGGTGCAGATCCAAACCACTCGGGTTTTTGTTGTCTTTCTACGGTAGTGCTTGCCGCAATTGGCACAAACCAATTTTCCGGTAAAAGGATAGGTTCCGGTGGTATCAGCTCCTGTGTACTTTTCTGCCCGCACCAGAATCTCCTCCTGAACTGCCATAAAGGTATCCATATCAACGATCGGCTCGTGAGTATCCGTTGCGTGATACTGGGGAAGCTCACCGTGATTGACCAGGGTTTTCTTCGACAAATGATTCTCTCTGTAAACGCGCTGGAGTAGAAGATTTCCCGTATAAGTGTAGTTTCGCAGGATCTTTGTAATGCTCGTCCTGCTCCACTGATTCCCCATCTCGGTCGTAGCTCCTTGTTCTTTCAGCTTTTGGATGATCGCGGGAACTCCGAACCCACCCAGGTACATTCCAAAAATATCTCTGACGATCTCTGCCTCTTCCGGAATCACCACATACTTTCCTTTGTCATATCGGTAGCCGAGCATGGCTCCCTTCCAAGGCATTCCTTCTTCAAAGTTCCTGCGTATCCGCCACTTCTGGTTTTCACTGGCGGAGAGGCTTTCTTCCTGGGCATAGGAGGCCAGGATCGTGAGCATCAGCTCACCATCGGAACTCATGCTGTGAATGTTCTGTTCCTCGAAGTAAACATCCACACCAAGGCCTTTCAGTTCCCGCACCGTTTCCAGTAGCGTCACGGTATTCCGGGCAAATCTTGAAATGCTTTTTGTCAGTACCCGGTCGATCTTTCCGCTCCGACAATCTTCCAGTAACCGGAGAAAGTCCGCTCTGTTTGATTTTGTACCGGTCAAGGCCTCGTCTGCATACACACCGGCGAATAACCACCCAGGGTTGCTCTGAATGTAGTCTTTGTAGTAATCTACCTGGGCCGCCAGAGAGTGTAGCATTTCATCCTTTCCGGAAGAAACCCTTGCGTAAGCTGCCACATTGGTCAGTCTGTGAACAACGGGCTTTGAGAAGCGTACCTGTTCAATTATCCGAGGCATTCATGTCATCTCCTTTTTCTGCGATTTGTGACATATTCGCTCTGAAATCGGATAATAGCAAGGGGTTTCTGCAACATAAAGTTGACAAATTTACATCGTGGTTATTGGCAATCATTACATCTATATGCCTGTATTCTTCTTCAGAAATCAGACCCTTTTTGAGCAATCCTAAGGCAACTGCCATAGAGGATCTGTATGCCAGGATGTTCTCCGTCATGTTGCCACCTTCTTCCGTGAGGCGGCAAAACAGCTTCTGGAGCAATACTGTTGTGTTGGTCTGCCATACGCAGAAAATGTCTGCCCGCAATGCTGGCAGTTTCGCTCGTGGAAGGTTCTTTTCTTCACCTCATCCCTATGGGCATTCCACCAAACCTGCCTGCACCGATCCGAGCAGAACAGCCGTTTCTTTTTTCCTGCCTTAAAGGTGACCGGATTTCCGCACTGTTTGCAATAACCATCCGCCTGAGAACTAGGCTCCATGGGATGTCGCTGGCAGTAGGATTTCACGGAATTGGGCGACAGATTAAGCGTTGCTGCGATGCGACGGTAGCCAAGCCCCTGGCATTGCAGTAACCGTATCTGCTGAATCTCATAATTCGTCATTAGCTTGACCTCCTTCTGAGGGCTTCCTCATAGGTAGGTCACGGCAGAGAGAAAAATTTAGGTTTTTTCTAAAAATTTAACTAGATTTTTTGAGCATGAACGAAAAACAGCACAAGCGCAGGATCAAAGCTTCCGTGCAATCGGCGGTCGCCAACGGCAGCTGGTGCGGCGCTCAACGGCAGCAGTGCGGTGACAGCGGCAGCGATTTAATATGGTTGATTTAACCCTCATAATAGTGGTATCCGC